CCCCCTTGGGGGTGTCTTGAGAGTCAGCGATGATTCTCTTCAATAACGGATTGAAAAGGGCAGTTGCAAAAATTCGTTACAACGAATTCCTTTCAATCTTACCATATGGAGGATAGCTATGCCGTTAGTCTGGGATCACTATAAACGATCACGCGCGCGGATAAAGGCTAAATTAAAGCCTTTGAGTCGTCTAGGTACGTTGTACTTTTACGACTACAATAAGAATACCTGGCCAGCTACGGGCTTTGCCCAGAACTGGCAATGGGATTCCGATTACGCTTTTCTAGAGAGACAAGCCACTTATGATGAACTTCATAAGGGCCCTCCCTGGAAAGAAGGCGGTCCGTTTGCGTCTATGCGTTTAACATCCATCACCCCGTATGCTATACAGGGCTTCAATACTTACCTCGGGTTGAACTATGATAAGTTCAACTGGAAGAAGTACGTTGGGGGCTTTTCACCCCCAAGGGCGTTTGTTTGGGGTTCACCCGATTTCACTAATGATTGGGCGAACGTTTCTCCAAGCTCAACGCTTTGGATGGATCTAACGGCTTATCGTAACCAGGTGTATTCTCGTTTGAGACCACACCTTGAGAAAGCAAGCAGTTATGTCTTTCTCGCAGAGGGCAGATTTTCTGGTGAAGATTCAGTCCGAATGCTTCACTCTACAGCCAGCCGATTCCACGATGTGTGGAAACGTGCTGGTGGTAGTACCACTGCGAGACTTATGACACCTAATAAGGTGGCAGAAGACTTTCTCAACCATCAATTTGGATGGGCACCGTTCCTGAGTGACATGCAGAAGCTTAATAAAGCTTATGATGATCACTCCTTCTACCTTTCTCAAATTAGAGATAGGAATGGGAAGTGGACAAGGCACAGGGCTACGTTACAAGAGACTTCGACCGAGGTTCGTGAAGCTCAAGGTCTTGGATGGGGAGGCGTTCAGCCTGTTCTATCCGAGCCTGACTTCATGAGCCCGCAAGTAAACGGTGTACGCTGGGAGGTCCTTACTCGTCAAACGATTAAGGTTGCCGCTCAGGGTTCGTTCACCTATTATCGGCCGGAGTTTGATATTGGAGAGAGGATGCACTCAGCTTACGGCAATAGTGCCGAAGCGTATCATGCCATAAATCGGCAATTGCTGCTTTATGGTTTGAGAGTCACCCCTTCCAATGTCTATAGAGCTACTCCGTGGACGTGGCTCGTCGATTGGTTTACCGGTTTGGATAAACATATTGATTATCTTACCGATATAGCCTTAGACGGGATCGCGGCCAAGTATATGTTCCTAACTGGGCATATCCAGACGGATAAGGTGTTTAGGCTTTATTTGCCTTTCGCCTCCCCTGGTAAGCCCCTCATTCTGGAATGGCATCGAATTATTGATGTCAAACAGCGTGAAATAGGACATACTCCATATGGATTTGACCTGTCTTGGGATTCTTTAACCCCAAGGCAAATTGCGCTGCTAGCTGCAATCGGCATTACTCGTAAATGAGTTTTGCCCCTAATTGCAGACTAAACACTGCAGCAATCTGCCTATCTCCTTCGACAAGTCCGGTAGTCTCGTCAACTACTGGATCGGGATAGGATTAACGACCATTTAACTCATGGAGGTCAACCACTATGTTTGCCGATCCACAATCGGTCACAGTTAATGCTGTCGCTCAATCGATGCCTAGGGTGTCTACTAATGGTAAATTAACTATTTACCAGAAGAGTGACGAAACGTTTAAATTAACGATTAGTCACACACCAAGCGGGAATCGTATTCGATCTCTCGCTCGCATTGATCAGCGTGCGGTTGTAGCCGATCCGCTAACTGCGGAAAACGACTATCAAACGCTCTCGGTCTATACAGTCATTGATAGACCCAATTATGGGTTTACTCAGACTCAGGTCGAGCAGCTAGTGACAGGCTTTCAGGCCTGGCTCACTACCGCGAATGTTGACAAACTCTTTGGTCAAGAGTCTTAATGACTCTGACTATCCTATAGAAAGGAGACGTCAGAAAAATGAACAAAATGTTCAAAGTCATTTCGATCCTGAACGAGCTTTTGCCAATTATCCTTTATATTTTAAAGGATATTAAGCAACCGACTCGCGTAGATGTCCTTAATGCAGCGAAAGCTGCAGTGGACAATCACGTAGATCAACATGGTGACAGTCATGTCGCCATGTCTCATCTTACTCAGGAGTACCTATGAAGATAAGATTAATCATCTTACTTCTAGTGATACTTCTTTTGACACTTATTGTAGTATTCATTTTAGACTTTGTTTCTTCTTTGTCTAACGTGAACTACATCTGAGTCTCAACATTTAAGAACTCGCGGTCCGAAGGTACCGATTGGAGGTGCCTTTATGGCACCTCGAGGCAACCTACGTGGCTTGTTGGTTTTAACTTCCATTTTCGGAGGCAAAACCGTGAAAGTCAACGTAAGTGACTACATTGAGTTGGCGACCGCAGTCTATATAGACGCCGCCGCCAAATGCACCGCTGATGTCTCAGATTTACGTGATCTTGATACTCTAAGATCACGGGTCGAGAATGAAGGTATATCATTTTTAACGATATCCCTACCCCAATTTGCAAGAGATTTCGAAAGAGCTCTTACTATTGGGCAAATTGACTCAACACTGTTTATTGGTTGGAGAAGAATTATTCTCTCCACCGGTAAACGTGGATCAATCCCTGCATTTTTGCAAGGTATGATCAGTCGGATTTTCGACCGTGAGACGGGAAGGATTAATGAACATGAAGTACACACCCCAAATAATTGGGATGCTCGAAGTGATTATCCCACTATTGTTGACAGTGTTCGGCAAATTTGCCTTACCTTCAAAAAAGTGGAGATCGACTGTACACCCGAGAGGGTGTCGGCCGCACTTCAGTCCTTCATCTCAACTGAGCGTTCTTTTGAGATGTTTACCCCTTCGGAGAAACAGACCAATGATTTTGCGTCAGTTTCTTCTATGCTGTGGGGGAATCTTGTTAGTACTTTTGTACTATCTGATTGTATCCCTAAGCATGGTCCAGGGGCTACTGCCGAGAGGATTTCTGGTAATCAGAAATACCGTTGGCGTAGGTGGCACGACCGTCTGGAGCCTTACTTTCCTTTGGTGGATTCTGGATACCCGTTAGGGATTCCGGAAGACTCCAAAGAGCTCCAAGAAGTAACGATTGTGCCAGAGAATGAGGAACAACCCGTAAGGGTTGTTCCCGTTCCCAAGACACTCAAAAGCCCAAGGATAATAGCGATAGAGCCATGCTGTAATCAATTTATACAGCAGGGAATTCTAGGTATCCTGGTAAAGGGCCTAGAATCGTACTGGTTATCTCGCTACCATATTAATTTTGGTAGTCAAGATATTAACCAGAGGCTCGCTATTAGAGGATCGAGGACAGGTCGATTAGCAACGATCGATCTCTCAGATGCTAGTGATCGTGTTCCACGAGAACTGGCATTGAAGATGTTCGATAGTAATCCCGATTTTCGGGATGCTATTGATGCATGTCGCTCAACTCGTGCACAACTCCCTACAGGTGAGATTATCTCACCCTTAAGGAAATTTGCATCCATGGGTAGTGCTCTCTGTTTTCCAGTTGAGGCTATGTATTTCTACACTATATGTGTAGAGGCCTTACTGAAAGTACAGAACCTTCCCTTAAGTCCAAGTAACCTTTATCGGGTTACAAGGATGATTCACATCTATGGTGACGATATTATCGTCCCATCGATGTATGCGGTGACTGTTATCGATCACCTACAGAAATACAACTGTAAGGTGAACACCAATAAGACTTTCTTTAGTGGTTACTTTAGAGAGTCATGTGGTGTGGACGCCTATCAAGGTAGACCGGTTCAACCGGTTTATCTCCGTAGGCTGTTCCCTGATAACAGGCGACAGGCCTCCCAAATTATCTCTATGGTAGAGACCGCTAACCTCTTTTATTTAAAGGGTTATTGGCGTACTACCACCTTTCTCCGTAATAGGATAGAGGGGCTTGTAGGGATTTTACCTTACAAGTCTGAGACAGCGGAAGGCCTGGGGCATATTTCCTTTTTGGGATACCGCTCCATTGAAATATGGAACGAGAATTTACAACGTTTTGAAGTAACAACGTTGGTCCCAAGTCCTGTACGTCGCACTGACGTATTGGATGGATATGCCGCAATCCAGGCGAGTTTAACCAAACTCAGGAACCCTCATGTTTTTGAGGGATCCCGGGAACGGAACCCGCTTGAGATTTCCGCACTGCACGGCGCAGTTGCATTAAAACGCCGTAGGGTGCCGCCACTTTAGGCGGTGGGGACGTAAGTCCTGAGGGAGGCGCAGGCAAATGCCCTTGCGGGGTTTGCCGCAGTGCAGCCTCCCCCCCCCAAC